CAGTTACTCCAAATTGACCTGGTACTTAAGATCAAAGTACTTTATGACTACAAGAGATAGATCTCTTATCAACAAGATGTCAAATGATGCCAGGATTTGGATGTTAAAGTCCGGTCATACTTGTGAGTCAGAAGGGGATTTTGTCATTATGACGAGTTCTATTATGGCTGCATTTCTCGTTAATACTCAGGAGATGGATTTTAGAGCATTGTTGAAGAATACGGTAAACTATGATAACATGGTTCACCACAATGCTGCTGTTCAGGGAGACCTAGGGAAGACCAGTTGGTTTAAGAAACCGGCTGAGAGCATAAAACCAAGCTTTTTACTTCCTAGAATGGGCCTACCGAACACCACTCCAAGAGTCTGAGCAACCCTACAAGTCCAGGCTGCCTACTGCTGCGCAACCATCGTTCCAAAATTTTATCGAGCGGTCGATGGTAATTTCAGCCTGAATGGGGACTTTGTAGGGACTCATAAAGTAAGTTATTATGTACAAACTGCAGAGTTTGATGGCATGACCAAACAAGCTTACACAAACAAATGCGCATGCAATGAATACCGATCATTAAAAGACAGACATTGTCTTGAGTCGATGCCTAACTACAATCCATTTATCGAGCAACACAAAGGATTAAAGAGTGATTACAAATTCTCTAAATCCTTTGATAGACTTAGTATGAAGTTAGATGAGTATGCTAATGTTTTAATCCCAGCCAAGGTTATCAACAAGGATGATAAACAACCAATGGGGCATACAGATAAAGATTATGAAATGATACCTTGTTTAAATTGGCTAAACAAGGTTAGTGACGAAGAGGCTCTTCGACATTGCAACTATGAAACGGTCATAGAACACACCCGACCAAGCATTGTCAAGAGGTATCAAAGAGCCTATAAAAGATTAAAAGACGATAGGATGGACATAAATAAAGGAATGGCTAACATAAAGTCGTTCATAAAGTGGGAAAAGACATCTGAGGAGAAATCAGTAGACAAACCAGGTAGAATGATACAATATAGGAGTTATGAATATCTGTATTTGTTAAAGTCCTTTGTTTTAGCATATGGTCTCAAAGTTAAATCCAGTGAGGCCAGTTTAAAAGGACAGAAAATAAAGACCATATTCACGAAGCTATATGATATACCAACTCAGACGCTTATAATAAAGGAGTCTTGGGATTCATTTAAGAACCCCGTAGCACTATGTTTAGATCATAGCAAGTTTGATGGCCATTATGACGAATGGCTATTACAACTTGAACACTCCTTCTGGATGAGAATTTTTGATAATAACCCAGTTCTTGGTAAACTACTAAGAATGCAAATGCATAATAAGGGTTTTACACAAAATGGTATACGTTATGAGTACATAGGGAAGCGTAGTTCCGGAGAATTTACCACCTCCGATGG